ACAAAAACAACAACTCCGTTTCGATCGTAGACCCGAAAAAGATTAAGGAGGTTACTTTATGAGTCCGATACAGAAAAAGAAAGCTCGCCGCAAAACGGCGATACAGCTTATAGCGTTCTGTTTGTGCCTGGTGCTGATCGGCGGCACCCTCGGCGGTGTGATCGTTGGCACGATCTTTTCGGCAAGAGGATCCGCGGCGGCGGTCGAGGAAACGACCGAGCCTCCGCGCTACGGTACCAGGGACGGCAAAAGCATTACAGAGGACGGCGCGCCGTCTTTTGTGTATGTGGCGGGAGAGGGATTTACCCCGCTCGAGTGCAAATTGCCCGAGGAATTACAAGAATATACATATTACCTATGCCAGGCTTACTATATCGACTTTGAGTTTGTTATGGCGGTTATGTATAAAGAGTCCTCTTTCCGCGCCGATGTTATCAGCGGTACGAGCGACTACGGTTTAATGCAGATAAACAAATGCAATCACGCGACCCTAACGGACGCGATCGGCATTACGGATTTTACAGACCCATACCAAAATATCCACGGTGGAATATACCTCCTCCGCGGACTTTTTGAAAAGTACGAGGATCCCGCTTTGGTATGTATGGCTTACAACCTGGGCGAATACGGAGCCTCCGTCCTTTGGGACAAAGGCGTATACGAAACGAGCTACTCTCAAAAGGTGCTCTCCGTGGCGGACGAGTACGAGGCACAGAGAGGCGGTACCGATGTATAACAAAATTCTACTCCCTATTCACCATATACACGACGAGCGGATTTTAAGCGGCGAAAAAGACCTTGAAATAAGAAAGACCGCCCCGAGCGGCGGCAACTATCCCTACATTATATATATGTACGAAACCAAAGGACACGGCGGAGCGGGTGCCGTGGTCGGCTTTTTCAAATGCTCTTGCATACTCAAGACAAACGCTTTCGGGAGCGGGCTACACGCCTCGGAGGGCGACGCTATCCGCGCCGAATTTATGAGGAGGGCTTGCCTCTCCCTGGACGAGCTCGCGGCATACGCCCGCGGCAACGACATTTACGGGCTTGTTGTGAGTACGCCTATTCGCTTTCCTCACCCGCGCCCGCTGTCGGACTTTGGCATAGATCGCGCCCCGCAATCCTGGTGTTACATCAAAACAAAATAAAAAGAGCGGCTATCGCTCCGCCCGAGTGATAGCCGCCGCAACAGCCTTTGTGTTACTCAATTACCTTTAATTATTATAGCACAAAGGCAACGAAAAGTCAATAGAAACAAGAGCAAAGGGAGGCTCTATTTCGGGCTCGTAATGGATAATAACTTAACGACCACGAGCCCGTCCAGGGTGCCGCCCTCTCCTTGTTTGACTTTCGCCAAAATATACCGAGAAAATACGGCTTTGCCCATAAGACAGAGCGCGGCGGGTAGATGTGCTCGCCGATCGGGATATGAGCCTGGAATGAGTTAATTAGGGCGGAGTGAGTAAGCAATGCCCGCTCCGCCTATTTTCATATTCCCTTATGGAAAACGAAAGCGGTAAACCTCGGGGTTTGGGGCAGAGCCCCAAGAGCAAATACGGAGGTTTTAATTATGCGTTGCCTATATCGAGAAAAAATATATACTTGCGGCGAATATTTGGAGGTTGATATTTTCCCCGTCTTTGAAAAACAAAGAGGACGGAGTAAAAAGAGAAAACCTACCACAGAAACACAGCGGATCCTAAACCAAAGAAACGCCGAGCGTAAGTTGATCCGCTTACTGAACACGAATTTTACGAAAAGAGATATTCGGTTTGACCTTACATACAACGACGAGAATTACCCCGCCACGCCCGAGGAGGCACAAAGACAAATGCAAAATTTCCTCCGTCGAGTAAAGCGTTTCCGATTGAAAAACGGCTTGCCCGAGCTGAAATATGTAGCCGTTACGGAGATCGGCAAGAAAAACGCCCGCCTCCACCACCATATCGTTATGAACGGCGGCGTTGACATTAACGACCTTGCGGAAATTTGGGGCAGAGGTTACACGACGGCAAAGCCGCTACAATTTGACGAGTACGGAATAGTCGGCATTGCAAAATATCTCGTAAAAGAGCCTATCCTCGGCAAGCGTTGGTGTGCGTCCCGAAACCTTGAACAGCCCGAGGAAAAAAAGAGGGACGGAAAAATAGCGCAATACAAGGTTAAGCAATTACACGACAGCGGAAACGACAACCGCGAGGAGCTCGAGCGTCTTTATGACGGCTATTTTCTCGCCGATTGCCGCCCGTTTTATAACGAAATCAACGGCGGCTACTATGTAACCGTCCGTATGTATAAAAAACCCGCTCCAAAACGGAGCAGAAAGCGAGGGCGAATATGAATTATTTTAAGGCGGCGGAGCAAGTGCTCTCCTCGGTGCCTACGCTCGAAAAAGCGTTAGATAATTTACGCCACAGAAAACAGCGCCTCATAGACAGCGGATCCCCGCGCGAGCTCGGAGGGATTGATTATAGCAAGCCCTTTACGGACTCGAGCTATGTAAGCGATACGCTTAACGATCTTTTGGAGCTTGCGGAATGTACACGCAACATTGCCGACACCCAGGAAAAGCTCGCCGAAATTAACGGCATTATAGAGCAATTAGCAGACGAGCAAAAAAAGCTCGTCCGTTTGTGGTACATCGAAAAGCGCCCAAAAGAGGCAGTTATGGCGGAGCTCTACATAGAGTCATTAAGCACGGTATATAACCTCCGCAACAAAGCCGTAGCGGAGTTTGCTTTGCTATACTACGGAGCCTCCGCGTTAAGCTCAATTTGAGCAATCGAAAAAACGCCGTATAGAAACTTGCTTTTTCTCGCTTTATACTGATACCGTAGAAATCTACGAAAAGCGGGCGGCAGTAATGCGGCTCGCTTTGTCGTTGATCGGGAGCAGATATAACACTCACAATACGGCGGAGAGGGCGGGACGCTGTTATATGCAAGACTTTGCACGCAAGTTTTATTTGAGCAAAATATGGCGTGATACCAGGGAATATATATACAAGCGCGATATGGGGCTTTGTGTACGATGTGGGAAACCTGGCGAGATCGTACACCACAAGAAACACCTTACGCCGCAGAATATAAACAACCCAGGCATTACGCTGTCCGAGGATAACCTCGAGCTATTGTGCCGTGAGTGCCACGCGGCAGAGCACGCGGGCGAGCCAATCACAGCGAGCGGGCTTATGTTTGACGACGAGGGAAACCTCGTAGAAAGAGAGGGACTATATGCGTAGAGTATGCGAGTTAGTTATATACACAAGCAACGCGGCTTTGTCTTTCAATGTCGAGGCAACTACTACGGACTTTCAAGAGCGCCTCGCTAATGCGCTCGAGGAGGGCACCGTTATTCTTGATACGATCGAGGGTAGTAAGCTCGTGCTTAACGCTATCAATGTGGTAGCGATCGACATACACGACGCGGAGATCACAGAGGTAAACGCTGACGCTATCCCCCCCGTTTGAAAATTGGCATATCGTTTTTTATGAACCGCAAAGGAGTCCCTTTTATGACCGCTCCTTGTGTGTATTACCCCCCTACCCTAAAAGCCAAAGAAAGGAGTTTTAGAGTGGAAGATACATTATATACGCGACAGAAAAAAGAGCAAAACAGAATTAAGAAAATTTACAAAAATTTGCCTAAAGAACAGCTCGAGATCGCAAAAAAATTGATCGAAAGAGCCGCCTATATGCTCGTTTCTTTGGAGGATATGGAGGCAAAAATAAGCGCGGACGGGCTCGTGGTAACTATGCCACAAGGTAACTATGAGATCGAGCGGGCACACCCGCTTTTACAGCCATATAACGCAATGGTTAAGAACTACAACGCCACCATTAAGCAACTTAACGAGTTTGCACCCAACACCGAAACCGAAAAGGCGGGACAAGCTCTTATGATGTTTGCAACAAAGGCAACCAGGACGGCGAAAACCCGTTGAACTATGTACAAGAGTATTACGACCGCATAAGTAGCGGCGACATAATTACGAGTAGGCGTGTAAAAGCGGTCTACTCGCGTCTTGTTGCAGAAATGGAGGCTAATTCCGACGACTCGCCGTATTATTTCGACGAGGAGGCGGGCGAGCGCCCCGTTCTTTTTATCGAAACCTTTTGCAAGCAATCACAAGGCACGATCGGAGCACCGCTCGAGCTTGAGCTATTCCAAAAAGCATTTATACAGTTGCTTTTCGGTTGGTTGGAAAAGGACACGGGCTACCGCCGTTTCCGCGAAACGATGTTTTTATGCGGACGAAAAAACGGCAAGTCAACCCTACTTTCGGGCATTGCGTTATATATGCTGATCGCCGATTATGAGGGCGCGGCGGAGATTTATTCCGTTGCGACCAAAAAAGACCAGGCGAAAAAGGTACTTACCGAGGCGGTCAATATGGTAAAACAATCGCCCGAGCTCCGAGCGGTTGTTAAAAAGCGTCGCAACGACATTTACTTTCCCGCGACCTCCTCTATTTTCGAGGCTCTCGCCTCCGACTCTAACACCCTCGACGGCTTAAACTCTCACGCCGTTATCATAGACGAGCTACACGCTATCCGCGATCGTAACCTTTACGAGGTTATGAAACAATCCACATCGAGCCGCCGTCAACCTCTTGTCGTTATGATTACCACCGCGGGCACCGTCCGCGAGTGCATATTCGACAATATGTACGAGCTTGCTTGTGAGCTTGCAGACGGTACCAAAAAGGACGACACCTTTTTGCCGATACTCTACGAGCTTGACAGCCGCGACGAGTGGACGGATCCTCAAATGTGGATTAAGGCAAACCCAGGGCTCGGAAAAATCAAGCAGTATAAAACCCTCGCCGCTTTTGTTGAGCGAGCCAAAAACAACCCCGCCGATCTCCCAGGCGTGCTATGCAAGGATTTTAACATACGCGAGAACGAGAGCAATGTTTGGCTATCTTACGAGGAGATTAAAAACACCGCTACTTTCGATATGGCAGATGTTTATAACACCTATGCGATCGGCGGTTGCGACCTCTCCGCTACGACCGACTTAACGGCGGCAACCTTGCTTATTCGCAAACCCGAGGACAAGACGGTATATGTGTTGCAACATTACTTTTTGCCCCAGGCTCGCGTAGAACACCTCGAGGAGAAAAATACAAACGAGGCACCGTACAGATTATGGGCAAAGCGCGGGCTTTTAACTATTTGCGAGGGAAACCGCGTTACTTTCTCCGATGTTACAGCCTGGTTTGTGCAAATGCGCGAGGAGCACAAGATAGACGCTTTTAAGATCGGTTACGACCGAGCGTTAGCGGGCTATTGGGTCGAGGAAATGAAAAACAACGGGTTTACAATGGAGCCCGTCGCCCAGGGTCCTTTTACTTGGAGCCAACCTATGCGAGAAATGGGAGCGGCTCTCGCGGACAAGATCGTTAATTATAACAACAACCCTATTTTGGTTTGGTGCCTATCAAACACGGCGGTAAAGAAAAGCGGGTTGAACAATATACAGCCGATCAAAATAACCGACAAACGACGCATAGACGGCGCAGTATCGCTATTAAATGCCTGGGTTATCTATGTGAAATATTACGACGACTTTATGTACAATGTGGGGTGATTATATGCCAGAAAAAAGAGGGCTTTTCCAAAAGATATTTGGGAAAGCCAAAGGCTCAACGGGTACCCGTCAAGCCTATAAATTGCTCAACACCTGGCAAACAACCTTTACTCCGTTCTCGGGCAACGCTTACGATGTAAACACGGTGCGATCTGCTATTGATAGCTTTGCGCGCCGCGCGGCGATCGTCAAGCCGCGGCACATTCGGCGCGGAGAGGGTAAGTTGACAGATGTAAAGAGCGAATACAACCGCCTATTGCAGTTTAAGCCCAACCCATACACCACGGCTTACAAGTTTTATTATCGCTTGGCAACGCAATACAAGCTATATAATAACGCTTTCGTATATCCCGTGTGGAATGAGATAACGGGAAAACTCGAGGCATTGTATAACATCAATGCAAACTCTGTCGAGTTGGTCGAGGTAGAGGGCGAGTTGTATTGCCGTATGACCTTTGCGACGGGCAATGTATACACTTGCCCGTATACCGACCTTATACACATCGGCTCGCATTTCAATAACAACGATGTTTTCGGCGAAAACAACCGTCCCGTATTCCCCGTGCTCGAAACCGCAAACACTTTTAACCAATCTATGAGCAAGTTTGCGGAGCTCGTGGCGGTTATCCGTGGTATTTTGAAAATTCAAGCCTCCACAAAGAGCGAGGATTTGAACGCTCGCCGCGACGAGTTTATCCGAGATAACCTCAAAATGGAGAACAACGGCGCGGGCGTTATCGTAACGGATAACAAGTACGACTATACGCCGATCACCGACAAGCAAACCCCTATTCCTACGGGGCAGTTGTCCTATGTTAAGGCTGAAATCTACGATTATTTCGGCACTAACGAGGCGATCGTGCAGAACAAGGAAACTCCCGAGCAAGCGAGCGCATTTTATAACAGTGAAATCAAGCCGTTTTTTGAACAATGCACCCAGGCTTTTACAAATGCTTTCTTTTCGGGCAAACAACCCGCATACGGTAACGAGGTCGTATTCGAGGGTAATTGCTTGCAAAACGAAAAGCTCACCGATAAGACGACTACGCTTAAATTCCTTGCGGATATTGGCGCGATCACCATAGACCAGGTGTTGCTCGCCTACAATATGGCTCCGCTTGGCGGTGAGGAGGGCGCGCGCCGCGTGCAGACGCTTAATATGGTGAACGCCGCGAAAGCGGACGAGTACCAACTCGGAACGCCAACGCCCACGCCAAAGAAAACGGAGGATCCACCGCCCGAGGGAGCGGAAAATAAGCCTAACACCAACCCGCCCGCCGAGGATCCCGAGGCGGACGACACCCACAAAGAGGAGGAAACATAATGCCAATCAAACCTAACCGCGAGTACCGCACATTAGCGGGCTTGCTTTTGCCACCCAATACCCAGGGTGCCGCCGAGGGTGCGGCAGAGTACACCGTGCAAGGTCGCGCGGTGGTGTTCGATACCCCTACTTGCCTTTTCGAGTGCGACGGGGTTAAGTATTTCGAGGTGATCGCCCGCGGCGCTTTCGACGAGTGCGATATGTCCGATGTTATTTTCAACTATAACCACGGAGGAAAGGTCGTAGCCCGCCTCCGTAATAAGACCCTCCAACTGTTTATCTCCGACGAGGGGTTAGACATTGAGGCTAACCTGGCGGGAACGGCAGAGGGTCGCAACCTCCACGAGGAGATTAAAGGCGGCTACATCGACAAAATGAGTTTTTCGTTCACGATCGCGGAGTCGAGCTACAATGTGGACACGCATACGAGGACGATTACTAAAATCAAAAAGCTATATGATGTTTCGGCGGTGGATATTCCCGCGTACAACGAAACATCAATTTCCGCGCGAGGCTTTTTCGAGGAGGAGCACTCGAAAGAGTTTGCGGCTTTGGAGCAAGCCCGCCGCCGTAAGTTGCTTATAGCTAAAACCCTACTCTAAACCAACCAAGATAAGGAGAATGACAATGTTTACCAAGAGAATTGCAGAAATCAACGCAAGAAAAGCCGAGCTCCGTAAGTTGCTCGAAACCGACACCGCCGCCGACCTGGACGCGATCGAAACCGAATTGCGCGACCTTGATACCGAAATGCAGGGTATCGAGCGCCGCCGCACGATCGCAAGCGGTATTTCCGCGGGTACCGTAACGGGTACTCCCGTAGCTAACCCCGTGGCGGGACAGCGTGGTGCCCAGGAGCCCACCTTTACGAGAGAGAATGTGCTGTCCTCCGCAGAGTATCGCTCCGCGTGGGCAAAGACCCTTATGCGTCGCTCTCTGTCCGAGATCGAACAGCGCGCCCTCGATACCGCTATGACCACCACCGCGACCGAGTATGTCGCCCCCTCCGCTGGCACTGACGGCGTGAACAACGGCGGTTTGTTTATCCCCACGGATATTAACACCGCCCTTATGGAGGCAATTTCCCTCGTGTCCCCGCTGTTTAGGGACGCAAACCGCACCGCTATCCGCGGCTTAATGAAATTCCCCTACAAGAAGTCCGCAAGCACCGCCAAGAACAAGAAAGAAACCGAGCAGACCGCCGACGCTTCTTTCGAGTGGGCAGAGCTCACCTTGAGCGTGTCCGAAATTTCCGAAACTGTCCGCGTTTCCTGGAAACTCGAGGCAATGGCGGTTGAGGAGTTTATTTCCTACATCACCGACGAGCTGATCGAGGCAGTACGCGACAAGGCGGTTAGCGAGCTGATTTATGGCGACGGTAACGACACCCTCAAGGGTGCAACCGTTGACGCGATCGCCCACACCTACGAGGGTACCGCTCTCGACGGTATCGGCGTTGCCCTGGGCAAGCTCGGCAAAAAGCAGAAGATCGGCGCAAAGATCTATGTTGCACAGTCCATTGTTGAGGAGATCTCCTTTAGCAAGGACGAACACGGCAACTACATTTTCACCCCCATTAACGGCGTGGGCGTTAAGTCCGTCGCTACCTATCCCGTGGAGGTTGACCCCTACCTCAACGACGGCGACTTTGTGATCGGTAATATGCACCGCTATTACCGCTTGAATGTCGTCGAGGATATGAGCCTGGCAAAGGACAGCTCCGGCAAAAAGCGCGCAAACGACTATACCGGCTATTGCCTTATGGCGGGTGCCGCACAGCCTAACACCCTGGTATACGGCAAGAAAAAGACCGCGTAACCTGGGAGGGCTGACCTATGGCGGACATTTCAAAGCAATTTGTATATGATGTTCGCCGATACCTACGCATAAGCCACACTCATTTTGACGCTGAAATTACCGACCTAATAGGAGCGGCGCGAGCCGATCTCCTATTAGGCGGTATCGTCGCCGCAAAGGTCGAGGACGAAAACGACGCAATTATTAAACGGGCGATCGTCTGCTATGTAAAAGCCGAGTTTGGACTCGATAACCCCGACGCGGCAAAGTACCGCGACAGTTACGAAATGCTCAAGCGGCATTTACAGCTCTCAAACGAGTATACCAGGGAGGCGTAGCTATGTATTGGCGAGAAATCGGCTTTTTGTGCCAGGAAACCGAAAAGCTCGACTCTCTCCGAAAGCCTTACAAGAGTTACGAAAAGCGAGAGGTTTTTTGTAACTCTAAAGGCGTAAAGAGGAGCGAATTTTACCAGGCACAAGCCCAGGGCTACCGCCCCGAGCTTTGCGTAGAGATTAAGGAGCTCGACTATAACGACGAGGGGCACTTTGAATTTAACGGGAAAATGTACCGTATTATCCGTACCTATCCCGTTAAAAACGAGTGCCTCGAGCTGATATGCCAAGCTCTCGTTGTCGATCAAAGCGTAAGCGGAAACGGAGGCGGCTATGGGACAGAGGTTTAACACCACGGCGTTTATAAAAGCGTTTACCGAGCGTATGTGCGAGATATTGCCGACATATTACGAGGAGGCACCTACGAGAGGGACTTTCCCTTATTCCGTTTTTAACGGGATTAACATAATCGACCTATCCGCGGGCGATCTGCTTTCTTTCTACCTCGATATTTGGGTGGACGAAAAGAAACCAGGCGCAACGGAGGAGCTCGAGAGCCTTTGCGATACAATCCGCACGGAGCTTTATAACGCGATCATTGCCGCGCCTGGCTTTGCCTCGCACATCGGCTTTGATAACCAAAATATCGTAACGGACGGCGAGCACGACATAGCGCACCGCCGTTTAGGTATGTCGGCAAGAATATTCTACTATTAGGAGGCAGTTAAGTTATGGGAACTGTTACCAATTTGACCAAACAGCAGATCGAAAATATCCAGATCGACGAGTCGGTTATTTTCCTGGATTACGGTACCGAAACCGAGCGTTTCCTGGCTCCGACCAGGGGCGGCGGTGAATTTGTCGCAACCGCAACGGTGCGCGATATTGAGTTTGACGGCAAGAACGGCAAGACCGCGGGCACCCAGGTTATCGAGGAGCAAGCCGCCTCGTACAAGGTTACTACCTTGTGTATGAGCCAGGAAAACCTCGCCCTTGCAATTCCGAATTGCAAGGTAAGCAACGACGAGGGAAAGACGATCTCCAACCCCAAAACGGGCGTAATTCCCGAAACCGCATATCTCAAGAACATTACCGCTTTCGCCAAGCTGATTAGCGGTAAGTTTAAGAAGATCACCATTTACAACCCTATGCACGAAAACGGGCTGACCGCAAAGGCGGTACAGAAAGCCGAGGGCGAATTGGCGCTCGAGTTTTTCGCGCATTACCCCTATTCCGATCTCGACGGCGACTTGTGGAAAGTCGAGGAGATCGCCGCAATGCCCGACACCAAAAACCCCGCCCCCGCAAATGCCGCGGCGGTGGCAAATGAGGACGGCAACGACGACCCCGCGGACGGAAACGCAGAGGAATAATAACGGAGTTTAAGGAGGATCCACACTATGCTTACCATTGGTACTATGCCTATTTTGCTCAAGATCGTAGGCAAGCTCGACATTAAGCCCGCGATCGAAAAGCTGAAAGAGGTTGATATTTTCGAGGAAACCAAGAGCGCCGAGGACGCTATGAAACAGCTCGACAAAGAGAAAGTCGGTGTCCTGGCAATGGAGATTTTGGGCGAGCTGACACCACAGCTCGGCAAGATTGCCGACGATCTCCCGCCCCTGGTTGCCGCCTATAAGGGCGTGAGCGTCGAGGAGGCAAAGAAACTCGACGCGGCGGAGGTCATTAACGAGATTATCCACGACGAGGGCATTACCTCTTTTTTCAAGCGTGCTCTACGCAAGAAAGTAGAGCAAGGAGCCTAACCCTATTACACAAATACTACGAGTGGCAACTCATAGAGAGCCTACCTTTATCGGCTCTCCGTGAGTTGCTTTCTTTTGCCTACAAAGAGGAGGAGCGGGCGCAAAAAGCCGAGATCGAAAAACGGCTCTTTCCTCTTTGGCTCGTAAACTATGCTCTCGCCAAAGTGAAAGGTGGAGAGCTCGAAATGGATTACGAGCAATTTTTGAAAACGGTATTTTCTACACAACCCGCACCCACGACGCAAACAAAGCGAGAAAAAAAGAGAACGGCGGACGAGATTATGGCGGAATTTATGCCGCTTGTCGAGGCTGACCGAAAGAAAGGAGGCTAACCTATGGCGAGTATATTTCGTGTGCTCGGTGAAATCTTTGTAGATAACTCCGCGGCGGATAAAAGCATTGACGCAACAACCGAAAAGGCGGAAAAGAGCGGCTCAAAAGTAGGCTCGGCTTTCTCCTCTATCGCCAAAGGTGCGGCGGCTATGGGTACCGCAGTTGTGGCGGGAGCTACCGCGATCGGCACCGCGGCTTACGGTATGGCTACAAAGACAGCCGCCGCCGCGGATAATGTCGATAAAATGAGCCAAAAAATCGGCATTTCCCGAGAGTCGTACCAGGAATGGGACTTTATAATGAGCCAATGCGGAATGGATGTTGACAAGCTCCAAACGGGCGTAAAAACACTTACCGCAAAAATGAGCGACGCGGCAGAGGGCAACAAAACAGCCTCCGCCGCATTTGATAAGCTCGGCATTTCTGTTACCAATGCGGACGGCTCGTTAAAATCTCAAGAGCAGATGTTTAACGAAACGATCGCCGCTTTGCAGAGTATGGAAAACGAAACGGAGCGGGCGGCACTTGCTACCGAGCTATTCGGTAAAGCGGGCGTAGAAATGGCACCGTTGTTAAACACCTCCTCCGCGAGCATAGAGGAAATGCGCCAAAAAGCGCACGACCTCGGTATGGTTATGTCGGACGAAACGATTAACTCGGGCGTGCTGTTTACGGACACCATAGACACCATAAAGCGATCTCTTGGCGGACTTATGAACAATTTAGGCGGAGCGGTTATGCCGATCGCGCAAAGCGTCCTCGACCTGGTTGTTAAAAATCTGCCTTTGGTGCAAGGGCTTTTCGCAAGGCTTACGCCTATTCTACAAGGTGTTTTCGACAACATCTTGCCTCCTTTGTTTAACCTTGTGGAAACGCTATTGCCGATACTGTTAAACCTCATAGAAACGCTATTGCCTCCGATCGAGGCGATAATTACGGCAATATTGCCCGTGATTATTAGCCTTATTCAGCAGTTGCTACCGTTTGTTATCCAAATCATAGAGCAAGTGCTACCGATAGTTGTATCTTTGATCGAGTCGCTAATGCCGCTTGTTTTGCAGATTATAGAAACGGTATTGCCTATCTTAATTCAGCTCATACAAGCGATCTTACCCGTGGTTATCCAAATCATAGAGGCGGTTTTACCCGTGGTAATTCAGCTCTTGCAGATGTTACTACCGCCGATTTTGCAGATCGTGAACACGGTACTCCCCGTGCTTATCAATCTAATAAACCTCATTTTGCCCGTTGTGGTGCAAATCATAGAGGCGGTTTTGCCTATTTTGATACAGCTTATAGAAATGATTTTACCGCCTATTTTTCAAATCATAGAGCAGGTATTACCCATTCTCTTAACGCTGATCGAAACAATAGTGCCGATCGCCTTACAGATCGTCGAGGCGATCTTACCCGTGCTCGTTACATTGCTCGAGGTGCTTTTGCCCGTAATTCAGCCTATCCTCGATATTCTTATGATACTGTTAGAGCCCCTCCTGGACTTGTTAAACCTCATTTTGCCGCCGTTGTGCAACTTTATAACAATGCTGTTTGACAAACTCTTACCGCCCTTGCAAAAGGCTTTCTCGGGCGTGGCGGAGATCGTGGGCGGCGTATTCAAAAATGCCTTTGACGGTATTAAAAAGGTTTTCGAGAATGTCAAGGGCGTATTCAGCGGCATTATAGACTTTGTAAAAAATGTCTTTACGGGTAATTGGCGCGGAGCCTGGGACGCGGTCGTTAAGATATTCTCTAACATTTTCGAGGGTATCAAAAACGCCTTTAAGGTGCCTATAAATTGGATTATCGACGGCATAAATGTATTTATCCGAGGGCTTAACAAGCTCAAGATACCCGATTGGGTGCCTGGTGTGGGCGGCTTGGGACTCAATATCAAGGAGCTTAAACGGCTCCGTATTGGTATGGAGTATGTGCCTTATGACGAGTACCCCGCGTTACTGCACAAGGGCGAGCGCGTCCTCACAGCGGGAGAAAACCAGGAATACACCAAATTACAAAGCGAGCAAGCAAACGGCAACACAGAGGGTCGGCTCGTCGTCAAAATCGAGTTTGGCGAGAAATCAATCTACATTGAAAACCTCAAGACCGACGAGGAGGGCGATGTAGATAGCTTTGTCGATCTGTTGCTCGAGCTGATCGCTGACAAAATCCAAAGAAAGGGAGCTGTATTTGCATAATGAGTCAATTTCCGTTTTTAGTATTCAAAGAGCAATGCTCCCTCGACCATTGTTTGTATGTTTCCGAGAAAGGCTCCTACAAGGGAGCCTCTCGGGACATTACCTACACGAGCGTAGCGGGACGGAGCGGCGACCTTATCACCGATAACGGGCGCTATAAAAATGTCAATATCCCGTACAAGCTCACTCTGCTTAATAAAACGGAGAGGGACTTTGCCGAGCTCGCACAGCAGATACGGGCGTGGATCCTCGCGGAGTCGGGCTATTTTCGGTTGTGGGATAGCTACGATCGAAAGTATTTCCGCCTTGCCTCGTACAGCGGCGAGGTGGATATAGAGCAAGAGCTCCGCGACCTGGGATCCCTCGACCTAACCTTTAATTGCAAGCCGTACAAATACTCTTTTGAGGGGCAAAACCCCGTCGTATTCACCGCGGCG